CTATCGTAATCCGTTTTACTCTTGGGCGTTAGTAATTGAGCTCCATCAAACAACTCAATTTCTGTACCAGATTCTGTTGCATCCAATTGTAAATTTCCAGCAACCAAAGATTGAGTAAAGGTATGGTTCTCGTTACTCAATATTGGAGTTATTGCGTTTGAACCCTCCTCAACAATAACAAGAGTTATTTTGTCAGAAACAGCACTTATATTACCCTGTGGATTAACGCTGGCAGTGACAGTAATTTTTGTCAAGCTTGCATCTTGCAAATTTGAAAGGTTCACAGAAACAGAAGAGTTATCGTCTGCCGTTAAATTAAGGCCTGGGATATCAGATTCAAACTCTAGATCCCCCCCTGTATTTTGAACATCTGCGGTTATAATGATTGTTTCTGTACTTGTAGAAACTCCGTATTTATCAACTTTGAAAATTTGAGAATCTGCACTCAACCTAACAGATGGCGCATGCAATCCAGTTTTAGAAACACTAAAAGTTTGCTTTTTAACTATCGGACCAAACGTTTCACCATTTTTCTTGGTTCCCTGAATAGTAAAGGTTGTTGATGCGGAAGTTAGGGAATGATCAGAAATAGTAACATTGTTGTATTCGATTTTCTTGTTGACAACAGGTATCGTAGGGGTAGGGTCATGGATAATTTCATTACTACTTAAAGCGGTTACATAATAATGTCCAGTTTTATCGGTCAGACTATCGTAATCCGTTTTACTCTTGGGCGTTAGTAATTGAGCTCCATCAAACAACTCAATTTCTGTACCAGATTCTGTTGCATCCAATTGTAAATTTCCAGCAACCAAAGATTGAGTAAAGGTATGATTCTCGTTACTCAATATGGCGCTCACCTCATTCGAGCCATCCTCAACAATAACAAGAGTTATTTTGTCAGAAACGGATCCGCTCGACGCAGCAGCAGCAGTAGAGGCGGTAATTTTAACAGAGTCTAAGTTATTACCAATCAACTCACTTGCTTTTATTATGACTTTTTTGTTTTGATTTACATCTCCATTAATTTCAACATTTTGATCATCATAATCATATATTTTTACATTAGCAGATGAAGAACTCCATGATATTAACTGATTATTATTTTGAACATCTACACTAATTTCAATATTCTGAGTTTCAGGTAGCGCAACCCCGTATTTATCTACCTTAAATACTTGAGAGCTTGCGGTTAATCTCAGAGATTCCGCGGCTTTACCATCCACTAATCTTGTAATAGAAGCTTTTTTCTGAAGGTCAGAATGCACACTGCTTACATATATAGTAATAAATTCAGAACCATTATTGTTTGCATTAATATATTCATTAAATTTTGCAGCGCTCAAGCTTATTGACGAAGACTTTAAACCATTGGAATCATTCAAAACTTGATTCCACTCAAACCCATCTTGATCTAAATCGTCAAGCCTATACCAATCATCGCCGAGGTGAGTTACAGCATCTACAGTTTGACCAACAGGTACAATAGATTCATTATTTTCATCTTTAATTTTTATCAATATATGACTTGCGGACGCAACCGATGAATTTCTAAACGTTAAATCTATAGATACATCCACCTGACCTTGGTCGAGCTCAAATCCATCTTCTGTTTCAATATAGCCAACAACACTAGAACTTAAATCTATATCAACAAAATCATAATCTTTATTATTTTTTTGTCTTAGTCTTCCCCTGATTGTCAATTCGTCATCCTCAAACGAAAGCCCTCCCTTTCCCTGCTGAAAAGCAAAACTACCATCTCCACTTAAAACAAATCCATTAATGCTTTGATCAAGAACTCCCTGCTCAGATTCGCTAAATTGTAACCCACTAAATCCCACGCTAGCTATAGACCCGTATTGATCTGAATTACTTCCCCCGCTATGAGTTATTTCTATTTTATGACCCTTGATTTGCCCTGCGGTTATTTTGTCGGCAGTCAATGTTTGTATTTTTGCATCAGTTATAGCTGCTTCAGAAATTTGAGCAGTACCAATAAGTGCATTAGCAAAAGCGTGATACGCCAGCGTGTGTCCTGCGCTACTATTTTTAGCAACAATAAAATCACCATCATTAAATTGTTCTAGCTTATCAAATCCATCTGAACCGGCGGGATGAGTATTACTACCACTATATTCACTAGAATCATAATCCCACCAAACATAACCTGAATTTACATAACTTAAACTACCTGCAGATATATCGTACTTATCTCCATCTAGCCACACATCATGCTGCGCCCAAGATAACGTTCCCGCGTTATAATCAAAAGGGTCAGAAGGGTCAAGAGCTATTGTGTTTTTAAATTCTGTGGTTATATTTTTTTGAAAATCAACAACATCTGTTGTTTGAACACCCCCAAGTTTAAGCTCTAATCCCTCTACATAATCCGCATTAGGGTCAGAGCTCCCAACAAACTTACTTTTATTTCCTGCTTTATCTACAGCGCGAATCCAAAAATAACCAGTATCACCTTGGTTACCAATATAAGAAGTTTCAACGCTAGGAGAATTTGCGGGAACATTAAAAATACTTGTTGCATTCGTGATTGACTTGCCTGGATCAATAGCATCTAGAGGTATATTTTCTGATGCACCAATTGTGGATTTAACATCACCAACAAACCTCCTATATCCAGAATTGTCATCAATAGCCCAATCTTGACTACTGTCTTGTAATATTTTTTCATCACTCAACCAAATCTCATAGTGACTCAAATCATTTGGAGGAATATCTATTATTCCATTGCTTGATACTTGGGATCCAGGCATACTCCAATTTAAAAAATATGTAGTAAAAGCAGTGTCTCCATTAAAGTTTAAAACTGGCCCAGGTATATCATCTTCGGTCAAACTTATAACAGGCCCGGGTATGCCATTCTCGCTTCTATTTGAATAATTACTAGGAACAACTTTAACTTTATCTTCTATTTCGTATAAATAGCCGCTACCAAAATCATCAAATGGCAATATCTTATAAAAATATCCAGCCTGCTCTTCTATTCCGTTCACTATATTAACTGGCGGGTTATCAATTATTTCATTTATATTAACACCAAGCACTGCATCCGCTGCACCCAAAACTGTTTTTACCAAAGTCGAGCCAACCTCATTCTCAGACATAAAAGGTAAACCCTGATCGTTAAGTATAGTAAAGTCGGATTCGCTTGATCGATACAAATTAACTCGAGTAGTTTTTTCTCTTATGCCTTCGTCTGTATAATTGTATCTAAATTTTACCTTGGTAGCTTCCGAGAGTGAATCCACGGGTGTTATTACCTCTTTATTAAATCCATCATCAGTAATTACCGGGGCATAATTAATTGCTGTGCGTCTTTTTTTATCTAATATATTTCCATTGATATCTATTATACCAATTTCTATACCAACGCTTCTTTTTCCACTTTCAGGAATACCGACATGTTTAAATACAAAATTATCATAATTAGTATTATTTTCCCATACAGGCTTCCACTGAGAAGATTCATAAGAAGAGTTTATCGACAAGCTTGAGTTTGTATAAGCCTCAATTGGGCCACCCACGGGATTGTCTCTTATGCATTCATATACAGAGTTGTTATTATATACAAAATCTCCGCTCGTATAATTTCTGCTCAAGTAAGAAGAGAACTCTCCTATATTCTGACCATCGCTTGTATTTGCCCAAAATTCAGATGAATCACTTGGAATCTCTCCAATAGTTGAAGACATTCCGCTCCACACATCATTTTGATATACAACAAAATCTCCTTTATTATATCTTTTTTCGGTAGACCAATTGGATACATTAAATTCATAAGCAGGAACAATAATCTCAAAAAATTCTTGAGCTTGAGCAAGAATTAAAGGACTTACTTTTTTCCAATTCCCCCTGTCTTGATTTGGGACGCCCACACTAGAAGTGCTTATCAATTGATAATAATCACAAGACACGTCATTAAATGCAGATAGTACACGCCATTTATTTGAATCAACACTCGGAACAGTTGATTCACTAGAACTTATATCAACAATTGCGCTATAAATACTTCCCTCAAATAACACTCTGTCGCTCGCATCATAACTTTTATTTTGATCAAAAATTTGAATATTTATACTTGGCGCTACAACAATATCCCCAACAGTGTAATTATCATTCTCACTATATAAAGCAAAGCGACTTGGACCAAACTCTTGAATGCAATTTAAAACATTATCTTGATATGTAATTTTATCACCAACAACATAATCATTGATTCTAGACCACTCATCGTATATAGGTTGAATACTATTTGTATCAATTAAGGACTCATATAATAAATTATTTTTCGCGAGTACAATATCCCCAACAACATATGAATCATTAGAATCATAATCTTGATAATTACTAACATATCCACCATCTTTATATATTTGATTATTTAGGTCTCTTGTATATAAAAAAGAACTGAAATTTCTTGTACTTGGCAAAGAAGCACTGATTGTTGTATTGCCATCTTGATCCTCAATTAAAGACCTTGAATTAAATCCCTCAGTCAATCCGGTCAAAAATGTATTTGTGTCAACATCAAAAAGAGAACCACTTATACCAAGTATCACTGGAACATCTGTTGGAGATAAAGGAAATCTATATTTATCTATATCTACAGAATTATTATCTTGATCAAGCACATCCCAATTAAATAAAAAATCGTCCTCTTGTTCCCTGAACTCTATCTGACTCAACTTTAACTCAGAGAAAAATCCTTTTAATTCAGATCCATCAGCGCCTTTCTCAACAAGTAAATTTTCAGTCAAATTAAAAACAGGGCCCCCGCCATAATTATCAAATCCTTGTAATTGATAATAATACGAATATTTCCAATCTTGATCGAAATTAAAAGTAAAAGAATTTAAGTCAAAAGACTCGTAAATGTAATCAATCTGATCACCAACCAACAACCAATTCGAATCATTGCCCGGATCAGCAGAAGAACTTTGTCGAGTATGAGAATTGACGCATTCATAAACAAGTCCATCTGAATATAAAACCATATCTCCCTCAAAATATCTAGATCCAATTGTAAAGTCAAAAACCCTTGCATTACTTACTCTCTCTAAATAATCTTGAGAAGCAAGCAAGTCTTTGTTATCATATATTTGATACTCAGAAGGCGCACCCAGCAATTTAATATTAACGCCCGAATAATCAGTATCACCCTCCGCCCAAGAAAACGACATTCTAGACGAAGACAATGATTCACTAAAATTAAATATTGTGGGAGCGTGATTTTTTGCATATATCGTACCTGTTGAAGTTGAACCAAAGTAATCAACAGCCATCACATTTAAATATATATCCCTAGACAAATCCAACGAATCAAACGTATCAGAACTAATATTAAAATTGAATTGCTTATAATTATTTAAGATATCACCTATATTACCTGGAGCAGTATTTAGATCTGAAGACAAAGAAGTTGCGGCATCGGACAGTGGGTCTAATTGAGAAAAATCAATTTTTTGACCGTCATCAAACAACTCAACCCTAAATCCAGAAAACATTGAATCATTTATCAAATCATAATCAACAACTTGACCTTCTAAAGCGTGACCTATTGGTGGATTTAATTTCCAAGAAAATGAAACCTCTCTATCTATATACTCAGAGTCAACAATCAATTGATTTGAATCTGAGGAGACAGACTTTTTAACACTAGCTCCAATTTTACTATCTTCGGGTAAATTATCGACCCGGATATTAGCGAAAGAAAATGTTCCATTAAACCTTGGAGGCTTAACATTTATTTTTTGTCTAAGAAATGAAGACCTAATACCAACCAAATTTTCTGCAAATAACTTTACATCAAATTCACCATAATTACCCTCTAAAGATATGACCTTACTAGCTACTCCGCCCACAAAATCAACAAGGGTGTCTCCTCTTCCTAAATTATGATCAAAGGAATAATTTTTAGAAGTGCCAATAATTTGGTACGTTGCATCCAAATCGTTGATTATAAATTCTATTGATATTGCAGTGGATAACATTTTTTATAAAGTTAAATCAGTTACAACCAGATCTTCTGGGCTCTCAGGAGCATCCATGTCTGCTTGTGGAGGAATTGGAGACCTAGGTTTTCTAGATACACCTTTTTTATCTATAAAATCAAACTTAGATGAGTTATACTCAAGACCGGTAACTTCAAATTGATTTTCAGCTATCTCCTTTACATTAAGAACCCTAAATAGTTGACCCTCTAAGTTCCGTTGTATTCTTGAATCCGGGCCAATAATGTAATAAACACTACCAATACTTTCCTGCCCCTCAAGTTTCTGAAAATCTGAATATTGAATTGAGTCTAATATTGTTTTTTCGCTCGAAGAATTCACAATTTCAACCGCATTTTCATTTACATACACAACCGACCATCTATTATTTAAAGAAGAATTAAAAGAAGAATTGGAAGAGTTTACATTTTCTATATATAAAGTATTATTTCCCTCTATATCCAAACCATGTCCGTCAAAAAACTCAATCAAAACAGAATCTTCTCCCTGAACAGAATCACTTGAGGACACAGAGTGAAACTCTTTAATTCCAGAAGTGTGATACCCAGGATTTTCATTAAAATCAATTTGAACATCAACAACCTCCTCTTGATTAAAATCTTCAGTAATTACATCCTCAACTTCAATTGAATCAACAAGAGACAAATAATAACCATATTGATTTATTCGAACAACTGGTAATAATTTTGAGTCTCCAAGTTGGTACATGTCTCCAATTAAAAGTTGTTTTTCTTGTGGGTTTTCGTATACAAAAAGACTTTCAATAATCTGTTTTGCGCTTGATGCATATTGTACAGCAACCCACTTATTTATACTTAAAACATACCAATAACTATCTTTTATAATATTGTTCGTCCAGAACCATCCAATATCTTTTTCAAAAAGCCACATCTGATCAAGATTAGAAACTTTCGTTCTCAACTGCTCGATATACACCCACTCCAATGTTGGACTAAAAATCCATTCATTATCTGCAGAAACGAATCCTAAAAAATCTGATTGAAGAAATTCTTGATTTTGCTGTTCCTGGGCACCCACAATCTCAAACTGCTCCTGAGTCCAGTCAACAGAATCTCTTGTTCCAATCAGTCCTTTAATTGAATATGGAGCTCCTATATGTATTTGATTTAATGCGTCTTGTAATTTATCATTATTTTTATACATAAAATAGTGGTCGCCGCCTTTATTTAAAAACCTATCTTTACCAATATCAAAAATATTAACAGTATCCTCTGAGTTGAATTTATATATTTTAAAAGTATGCTTGGTTAGATCGGTAACTTTATATATAAAACCTTCTTCAATTCCTCCAGGCAAAATACCCTCCGAAACAAATGCTATTTCCTCTGCTTCATCAAGGCCATGATTAAAAGACTTTATTATATTTGTGTTAGTGTCAACAGTAAAGTCTTTTTTGTAGTTTATATTAGTTATGATTGTTTTTGATTGTTCTATATTTTGTGCATTTACGGTTTTAATTGAACTTACCGATCCATTAAATCTTAATATTTGAGGCGCACTCACAGATTCAATTTCAATATCCTGATCTTCTTCTGTATTATGAATATTATAAGAAGATACCCGTTCTTTCATTAGCGAATTATTCTCACTACTCAAGCCGCATGAAATAGCTAATTCTATATTCGACACACTAGGACATTCTTTTATTGATTTATCTATTACTAAATACGGAGACTTGACCTCAATTCCTTGCCCATCAAGATTATATTCTCTACCCTCATAGACACCCAAAACTCGCCCGCTTTTATCTCTACCTGCTCGATACTCATCGGAAACCTCAAATACAGAACCTGGAATCAAGTAACCAGCTTCTTGACCAGCGGTAAACTTGATTGTCTCTGTTTCTAGTTGAGATGTAAATAAAATCCATTTAGCTAATCTTCTCGCCTGGGATTCAGAAGTTATTCCAAATCCAAGCGTTTCATTCTCTATATACCCAAGTTTTCTCATAGCTTCCGGATCTTCTTCATAAACCAAATCAGGTTTAAAATTTTTATGTTGATTATTAAACCTAACCATTGATGCCGTCACCCTTTTATTTTTATTCATACCTGAATACATAAAACCAGTTTTAGAGACACTCGAATTATTAAACATCATTACAGGCTTCTTATAAGCGTCTTGGGTCGCAAAGATTTTTCCTCCAGCATATGTTGCCATTCCTCTAAAAATAGCAGTCATAGAATTTATCATATCTAATGCTTTTGACTTATCAGTAAGATATATGTTGGTAGAAAATCTATTTTCTAAAACGGGATGGTTTACTTGCACAGCGCAAGCTCCAACCACCATAGAAGCCCCAGAATTCTCACCAATGAATTCAGCTCCACTTTTTTCAAAAGTTGGCCCCGTTACAAGTATTTGTCGAGTCTGAGGATTGGCAGAAAGAACAGTTCTTTCTTCAACAATATACTCTTTTTGTCGCTTAGCAGATCGCATTTTAATTATATCAATTTGTTCATTATTCAATCGCTCGTTTTTAAATGAATGCTGATATAAGAAAAATGCAATCTTTTTTCCCCTGTAAGAATCTCCTTGACCAAACTCTAATTTAAAAATATCATTCTTATCTAATGAATTATAGTTTTTTGATTGATATTCGCCACTCTCATTGATATCAAAAAAGCGATCATCTACAGTGACATGAAAAGCCCCAGACTCCCCACCCTGGCCATCCCATTTATTAAAGGTCTCAAAAGGCCTAGGGACTCCATTGTGAGTATCAAAAGGATAATCAGTTTCAACAAGTTCGTCGCAATATTTAGCTACTTTATAAAGTTGCCACTTATCAACATTATCTTGGCTCAAAGCATATTTACCAAGACCATACCTAACATTAGTTAACAGATCATAAAACACCCAAGCCGGATTATCTGTCCACCTTTTATTTTCATCAGATATTGTATAAATTGATTGGCTAGATGATTCCTGCCCTTTAAAAAGTCCATTCCAAGGTCCGTTGTATTTTTTTGAAACAGGATCGTAATTACTGGGAATTAATACTTTTTTAAGCTTTAAATGATAAGACCTACTAGGAACATTTGAAAAGTTTTTGCTATCAAATGTTAATCTAGCTACTGCCGTATTAGGATACAGCATTTTACTTTCTACAACTTCCTCTATATGAGCAAGTTGTAGATTACGCACATTCTCCAATCCACCCTTATCACCCTTAACAGAAGGGTCATATTCTGCGCTAAGCTTAATAATTTTAAAAATCACGCCACTTAATTTTTCATTATAAGTGTTAGATCTTTCAAACTTCACGCTAATATCGAATTGATATGGTGCAGTTGCAAGGCCAGTCAATGAAAATCCAGTCGGGTCGCCAGAAGAATCATTAATATTATCTGAAAGTCCAGATGATGCGCTCCAGTAATAGGTACACCCAGAGTTTGGGTCGGCAATGTTGATCATTTTATTTTCCCGATATATGTATATCCCAAAATAAACAGTATTATTTACTTGAATAGCTTCTTTATCCTTTTTACCCCCAACAATAACTGTCTTAGATAACTCCCCCTTTAAAGAAAATGTTATTTTAGATACATTTTCATTTAAAACAACATGAGAAACTGTTTTTGCGCCATGATTTTGAGCATCTTCAATAGAAAAATACCTGTCCTTATTATATGGATTTCCCCCATAAAGTAGTTGATCATAATCTATAATAGTAGATATATTATTTGATAATATTTTAGAATCTAATTTTCCGCCCATTTTAATGTCGGGAGGCATTTCATCTTCTTTTTCTGTTAATATGTAATTAAATGTTCCATTACCATCAAGAGCTGTGTTTTTGATTTGTACATCATTTAAAAATATACCTTCTCGTATATCTCCACCAGATATCGGGCCTCCATATTTACCAACAAAACCCTCAATGGGTCCTTCGGATAATATATCTAAATAAGTTATTTCACTATAAGACTCAAGCTTGACAGATCGATAACCTCCCTTTTGAGCAATAAACTGAGGAGAGCTATGTAAAGGCATGGTTTTTTTTGCGGCAGATATATTAGTAGAGCCGATTTTAACTCTTCCATAACCAATAGGAACCGGAATTCCTTGAGCGGCTCTATTGGTAGCTCCTTGAAGCAAAAAAGATTTGGTTGAAACTGGTGCACTGGGAGTTGGAGACTTTGGGGGTTTAAAAAGAGCGTTCATTGCAACCTGAGCAACCGCGCCCCAAACTAGAGAAGTAGCAATCGAAGCCATCAAGCCTTTACCAAATACCGTAATCATAAATTTACCAACAAAACCTCCGTATGTTTTTGGAACAAGGTGGATTTCTGACTGTTTCAATTGAACGTTATGAAAATCTGTGGTTAAAACATTTTCCTCTAAATCTTTTTTTGATTTAATTTTGTTGGGCGATTTTTTGAGAAAATAATAATCATCCCCCTTTAGAGAATGTGTCAATATATAATCAATAAAACCTTTTTGATTCGCATCTATAGCACTAACAGCTTCTTGAGCAGAAGACACATCTAATCTCCACTTTTTACCAAAGCGTTTACCTAGCTTTCCGTGAAGATATACCGTTCTCATTTTACCTTAAACCTTGTATATCTATACACCTACATTCTCATATAAGTAAAACTCATTATCTCTTATGCTATATATGATAAACGGAATACACAATTCTTCACAACATTTCTTGTCATAAGGAGATGGATCACAACTTCCAATACAGTGAGAATGAAATACGTACACCACATCATAATCAACCAAAACCCTCGGGTTTAATATAAAGCTCGTTTGTTTTTTATCGCTCAGGTTTTCACAATCAAGGATATGGGGTTCACCCGCGAATTCGTAAACTATTCCGCAGACTTCTTGATTCGTTTTTTGTTTAGATATTTCGCGTATTTGATCAAGAATACTTTGAGAAAGTTTACTCGATATTATACTTTTCTGTTCCTGGAAACCCGCCAAATCGTAAGCCTTCATATGTAGAATCTTTTTTATTAAAGTCGCCAAGTTCTTGAGACTCAAATCTTTTCTTGCATGCCGTTAAAGTTTTTTGACATTCATCCCTCAACCAATAATCTCTATCAATAAAAGGATGATGTTGTTCGGGCCTTGAGTGAGTTTGCGAGCAAATGAATACGCTGATTGTTTTTTGATATGGATTTTTTGTGTTTAACGGCGAAACTTTTACAATATCTCCGAGCTGATAACCACCCTCCTTCAACTTGGTCCACTCAGGAACATCATCAGAGTCCGCATATAAAGAAGCGTTAGCAACACCTCCTGAACCATTGTATCCAAAACCTTCAGTAAGAGATCTGCCGTCAATAGTCTCAATTGGCAAACCTTTGTAACCGCATCCAATATCACACCTATAAGTCCAATTGCAATAATCAGAAAGAACAATTCGTGCCGGAACAAAAGCTTCATCAAGTTCAAGTACAGAAACAAGTTCAAGCTCAATCATTGTTTTATCTTCAGATGTTTTTCTGTTCACAAAAAATACATCATCATTAAACTGCGAATCTGGATCCGACTCGCCAAATGGATTTACTCCATCCTGAAAATTTTCCGCATCAAGAAATCTTGCAAATGTACGCTTTCTTGTAACCTTGCAATTAACAAAATCTTCGTTAGAATAAAATATTTTAGAAAATAACCCCTCTGGATTAGCTATTTGCATTTTTGGCCTCGGCAGTGTTCCGTCCGACTTCGCTTCAAATCCATCAATTTTGATGGGTAATGGTTGATAAGAATATCCCTGCCAAACAATTGGGTTTGAGCCATTTATCATTGGGCAGAATCTATACACAGGTTCAGCTCCTATATTGACTCCGTATAAATCTTTTAATTCGTCAAAATTAGCTTGAAGATTGCTAAAATCTAGTTCATACAAATCTATCAACGCGTCAGGCGTTAATGTAAACAATTGTTTATTTAAATTTGATTGTGGTTTTGGCATAGTTAAGAACTTATATATATATTAACCAAAGACTCAACAATTTTATATACAGAAGAATTAGAAATCGCAAGAAGCGACCCATATCCCTGGTCATACGGTATAGAAGATGCATAAAATTCCGCATCAATTTCGTCCACAAAAACTATATCATCCAAAGATCCCGATTCTTGATTCACAGAGCTTACCCCGACAAAACGATCTGTATTTTCTCCCTCAAATACAACACACCAATATGCAGTTTTTCCTGCTGGAATTTTATTTGTTTTATTATTTTCAATAAATTGCTCAACCAAAAACCTTGGATGATACGCAAAATAATCAGGCATACCCAACTGAGATCTTGCCATTGAAGTTATAACACCTCTATTGTTTTGAAAAAATTTATTTGCCACACCGTTATATGTATCTGTCAAATATCGATCTCCATCTGGTCTTACAACGGTAAATATTTCTCCTCCGGCCAGTCCTTCTGTATAAGACTTCGACATCCTCACAGTTTTATTTGCCAAGTCAAACGGCAAAGACGTGTCAGACGGCAAGGTGAAAATAAAATCATCAGCAATCAAATCGTCTTGTATGATCATTGATATATCAGCATTGCCATTTTGAGTTAATATCGAAAACTCAACATTATCATTATAAAAAACCATTGCGTCGACATCAATAGTTTCATCTCCACCATTTTTTGCATACATTCTTTTCTTAACGCGGTCATCAATTTTTATTTCTTCCCCAATCCCCTGGATTGAAAACTGAACAGGGGACTCGCAAAGTAATTCGCCAGCAATAGGCATAATCGGAGTGATTATATTATCCACTTGACTTGCGGACATCTCAATTGGATATTGCTCGAATTTTGCGCTTATACTATGATTGTTTTTATAGTTGTAAGTGTGTGTCCATTCTTGGCATACGAAATTTTTCAATCGTTCGTACGGAGCAGGTGGATTAAATTGAAAAGGAATTGCGCCGTAATGTTGTTCAAGAAAATGAAGTATTGCGCGAGCTTCTGCATCATCACGGTTGTTAAAATTCAGTTCCAAAGTCAACAAGCTTTCATTTATTCCATCTCGATATATTTGACTATACCCGGCCCCCATTCCAATTTCATTTAATCGAGGCTTCTGAGAAACACTTAAAGTTAAAGACGGCTTCCAGAAAAACTTCCTAGACCAACAATCAGTATTTACATCAAGATGATATCCATAATTCCTATTCCATTCTGTTTGTGTAGCGGTTGGATTTTTTCCTGCATACGATTGATCGCCATACCAATAATAAAACTTCTTGTTTTCTACATTATAAACAATATCATTTTTTTCGTAATATTCGCTATTAGAATATTCATCTATATCAGCAACAAAAAGACCATCTAATTTTTTTAGTATTGAAGTATCTAAATTTCTAAGTTTTACAGATATATCATTATCATTTTCAAAATTTAAATCGTGAGTCCAGTCGTTACAATAGAATGTTTTACTTTGAATTTCTGTATTGTCATATGGATGAAATGTTGAATCACCGTCCCATTGAAACCCTGAAATTCCTTGACTGTATCTTAAATTAGGAGAAGGTACATCCTGCTCATGCTGACCTTGATGATTTTCAAGAAAATGAACAATTGCATTTGTTTCTCTATTGGTTCTGTTTTTGAATTTTAAATCAACCTCTATATTCAAGCTATTGATATTTTTGGGTTGCAAGATATAGTAACCATTACCATATTCATATTTATAATTGTTTGCGCGAAAATTAACTGTGCTACCATAATCAGCATCAAAGAAAAATTCATCGTGCGCCCATACATTTGTATTATCAGATGGCTCTGCATTAATCGCGGTGACCGTCAATTCATTTGGACCAGCTGGCTCGATATTCTTAAATGACCCCTCGACAGGCAAAACATTTATAACTGATCCATTCAAATCAGGATTGCCATTCAGTGATGATACGTCACTCTTAACATCAACAACTTTATATATACCGTCGTTATTTCCAGTTGATCCATCAATATTCAATAAATGCCCAACCTTTATTTCTGCGCCAGGAACATCAAGCAAATTAAATGTATCCAAAATGTAATGACTCTGACCATCACTAGTCATTGGTCCATCAGGAATCAAAGACAATCGATTATTATCTTGTATAAAAATTCCCGCACCATCAACAGCATCTTGCCTCGCATAATAAAACAAACCATCGCCTGTATAATATACAAAATCAAACTTTTTATAATCAACTCCTGTTTGATAATCGCCGGAATAATTTGACACATGGGTCAAATACTCAGACTTGAATAAATTACCTATAGACATTACTTCACAATTTCTTTTATGGTTATATTGCCTTTTGCATATTGTCCCTCGGATATATTCATCGACTGACTTTGTATTTTGCCACTTGCAGAAAATCGCGCAATTCTTTCTCCCTGTAGAGACAATAAGAATGCATCTATTTTTGAATCGCTCAGGCCAAACGGACTAGTAGATTTTTGTTGATCGCCGTAGACATTCAAGCGCTCAACCATTTCATTTGACTCGATAGTCATTTCCTTCTCGATACTGCCAACAGACACCCTTACAGGTACTGTTCCATCTGCGCGAGTGTTTATTGATGTATGTTCATTTGCTCGGATATGACTATGAACTTTTCTATTCACAACTATATTATATTTTAAACTTGCAATCTCAAAATCATCCTGGCCACCAGCGCTCGCAGAAATTCCGCCAAACGACTTTAATGAATGCGCGAAATCAATTTCACTTTTACTGAACCTTCTATCAATCTCTCTTTCAACACTACCATATATATCATAACTTGCATTAGCGCGAACAATTTGAAAAGGGCTCATATCAAAACTAAAAGACTTAAGATACATGTTATCAAATTTATATCGACCAACTAAATTATCATTTATAGGTTGCTCGCTCATACCTTCTGCAATTTCAAACAATCTGCTTATTGTGTTTGGATTGCCACCCTCGGTAAACTGTTCGGCAGATATAAAAAACGATACCTCCAACTGACCGCGCAATCCTTGAGTCGGCGCGAATTTAACAAATTCAGTTTTTGCGCCCAATATATTTTGATCAAAATCACCATACACTCGCTCAACTTCTAAATTTGGAGCAATCGACAAACTCGCGCTATTCGCAAACAACTCTTTGCCGCCAATAGATATTTTACCATCCTCGAATCTTAACAATGGATCGCTCATTTTTAATTGTGTAGTGTTTCGTACCCTTTGTATGTTAAAGATATACTCATTTCTTGTTCTGTACTACTGTTTACGCTTTCGCTAATCAAACGAACATTCTTACCAACAAAACTATTTATTATATCTGTTGGCGATTGAGCATCAAATATTTCGATACTCACATCACTTTTCGGTGCAGCTTGTATTCGGTCTTTTATTTCTCGTATTTCATAATCATCAGCAATGATAGTAAAATTGATATCAGTTTCTATAGGATATTGTGTGTCGATTTGTATTGGATCTAAATTTTTTGTATCCGCAGTGCCAGCATTCCAATCATCAACACTTCCTTTGGGTAGTGCATATATTGGTTGAGTATTGATTGCTCGACTGTAACTAAAATCACTGATCGCATCGATTGTAAAATCACTCACGGTGACACGCATGCTCGATTGATCAGGATATCGTATGGGTGGATGAGTTTTGGTTGCTGTACTTGCCGCGACATCCTTGCCCAAACTACCATAAACAGTTATGTCCACCTGAATATCAGGAATTTCACCGACACTACAATTTACACTGTATCTCGAAATTCTACCTTTTGTAAAACCAAATCCTTTTGTGTTGTTATCATACAATATTACACCCTCTATTTCTCGTTCATCTAGAATGTATTGTCCAAAAGAATTTGTTTCTAACAATGGATCTGCGCTAACCATTTTTCTTGCGATGCTAAAATTGCCCTTTAATGGACTATCTATTGTTGCATCAATAAATCCCACACCGGCAACTCGAACTGGTTTTTCGCTTATGCCGTAATTACCATCAACACTTTGTACGCCTAGCAATTGATAGCCGTTGACAATTACTTTTTGTTCGTAATTTGAATAACTCATGATCAATCACTCAATAATCCTCCTGGACGTTGCTCCTCAACAATCACAGAAACAACTTGCTGCTTTATTCGTTCTGCTAACTGAGTATTGCTTTGTTCATCATTCGAACGGTCGGCTGGATTTTGACCGCTTGAATCGCTTCCTTCTTGTTGTTTTTGATTGGATGAACCGCGCTCCATGTTTATGGAAATACTAATGTTGTTTGTGTTTCCGCCAGTTGACCCAGTTCCACTTGAACCTGCGATTTCGCTGACTGCGCCACCATCATTAAATTTTCCTGCATTTATTTGATCAAGCATTGGCTTGCCAATTTGACGAGCACTGCTTGCGCGAATAACATATTCTCCCTCACTGAGCATGGCGGGTATTTGGTCGATGCCAGATTTTCCTGCGATGTGACCACCGCTGGCGTATTTGCGAATTGGGCCGCCTAAAGAATTTCCTATTCGTAAACCACCTTCGGTTCCCGGTATAATTCCCCCGCTGCCAGGGGCAGGACCTTTTGGCCCAAACAAATTCATTTGGCCCAATCCATACATCAATCCAATACTTGCAACCATTCCCAGTAACTGTCTGCGTTTTGCTTTTTTGGCTTGCCGTTTTGCTTCGGCTTCTTGACGAATACGTTCTTCTTCTGAAAGTATTGATTGTATTGCACTTGTATCTTCCCCCAATCCTACATTTCCAGATTGAGCATAAAAAGCGCCACTCATTGCTTTTCTTTGATACAATCTACCAGAATCAAATCCTCGTCCTCCTCCGAAATTTGCGGCAAGTGCAGAACCTTGTGCTGCAGGACCTCCTGGCGCACCTTCTCTTCTTATTTTTCCTTTTGCTAATAAATGATTTTCTACAGCATTAGCCAAGGCGGCTTCCTGTTTAGCTTTTGCTTCAAGACTTTTTGAAATTATTGTGCCAGCAATTTTTCCTCCAACGGGGATTTTTTGTTTTTGAATTTCTCCGCCATCAGCAAATCCAGGTATGCTTCCACCAGCATTCATTCCGTGCATAAATGATCCGCCATATTTATTTACTGCATCGCGACTCATCACATATTCGCCATTGCTTACCATCGCAGGTACTCCACCACCCTTTGAATATTTTCGAACATTTCCACCTTGAGAGAATCCCATTGCACCAACCATTTGGTACGCCATTTTTTGCATCATTGCTTGCTGAATCATTCCAAGAAATCCAACCGCGGCATCCATTAGTCCTTCTTTTATACTTTTTGTTCCATTGATTGCTTCGGTCATTGCTCCGGCAAGTCCGTCGGCAAAAGCGGTTGGTATTCTTTTGCCAAGTTCATAATCCATTCTTTTGACTTGCTTATCCATATCAGAAAAACCCCTCTCCATACCTCTACCAAAAGAGCCAGGTCCAGTTTGTTGACGGAGTAATTCGTCAGCTATTCTTTTCTCAAGTTCGGCTCTTGATTCGGCAAGTGTTTTGATATTTTCGTATTTTTCTTCTTGAATTCTTAATTTTTCGTTTTGATTGTCAATAATTTCTGCTATAACTTTATCTCCACCTGTAATACCACCAACAATTTCTGTGGCAGCAGTTTGCAGCTCTCCCAAGCTTTTTGATCCAAAGCTTTTTTCATCCAGATTGTTTGTTTTTAAATAGTCCGTTAATCCGGTTTTGTATTTGTCATCTTTTAATAAATCAATAATTGATTCTTTTTCTTTTTGCTCCTCCTCTTTGACCGACTTAGTGTATGCGTTTGCGGCAACTCTTTTTGCTTCGGACAGCTTGGCTGACGCAATTTCTTCTTCGGTCATGTAGGCAGACATTGTTGCCATTTTAAACTGATATTGTTCAGCCATCATTTGACCAAAAACAGCAGATGTGTTCATGGCTTCATTAAAAGTGTCTTGAGCTGAAAGAGAGATTTTTTCCTTATTGAGTCGAGTAATAATTGCGTTGTTAGTTTTCTTTACATTCACTTCTTCAACCTTATATTGCTTCACAAGGCTTTTTGCTAGTGCAGACAAAACATCTATATCATTCAAAGCTCCAGAAGACTGTAAAATATCCTTAAATTCAGAAGCTTTTATTACCTCCGTTTCTTTCGTGCTAATTGTCTTTTTTCCTGCCTCTTGATCGAAGATTATTTTAGGCAAATTCATTTCTTCGTCACCAAAAGACCCTAAACTACCAAGAAATTCTTCTCTTATAGTGGGACCCATTTTACTCATCATATCTTCCCTCAATCGATCAACCTCTCTTTTGGTTTTAAATTTTGACGTACCAGTAGAACTGAACATCTCCATAGCAGAATCAAACCAGTCAAAATCTACCTCTTCAGGTATACTACCAAATGTACCAAATATACTTTTCTTTCTTTTTATCTCTTCAGAGCTTCCTTCTGAGAATATTTTTTGTCCCACACCTCCGAAAGAAGCCGCCAAGAATTGTCCTCTTGCATAAGCTTCTTCTTTGACTGCGTCTTTAGCTGAATCTAAAGAAGTCACAAACCCTCCTAGGGCACCCACTGCAGCACCAATTGCAGTACCCCAACCAGGAAACATCATACCAATACTTGCCCCCGTTGCCGCGCCAGAGAGTGCGCCAGAAACCATACCTCCCGCAGAACCAGGCTTATCTGCTCCAGGAATAAATCCCGCAAGCATTGGTAGTCCCATCATCAAGCCCATACCGCCCATTCCTTGGTTCATATTTTTAATTCCGCCAACCAATTTAGCTCCAAGCGTTTTTCTTTTTGCGGTGTTGGCCGCCGTTTGTGTTGTGTTAGACTGAGAAGCTATGGTGTTTGCTTGTTGTGATACGGTATTTTTTTGTATTTCTGCGGTATTTCTTTTTGAAATTTGACTTGCCTTATCTAGTCCACTCTTACTCAATTCAATAGATTTGCCATTTTTCTTTTGTTTTTTAATGATTTTATCTATTTCTTTCCTGTAGTCTTCCTCTGAATAAATTGAAGCATCAATACTTTGAATTTGCTCGTTTATTTTTCTAGCGAGAGCTTTTCTTGCGTCATTATTTCCAGCATCTTTACCTATATCTCCGGCTGCAAAACCTTCTGCATAATTCGGCACAAATCCATTCGCACCAAACACATCACGCAAACCATTTGGCTCATCATGTGTATTGGTTACGCCGAGGCCAAGGGGGTTTCCCTTGCCCATGAGTGAACCGTGCGATCCTACTCGAATTTGTGAAACTGGAACACCGGCTGCTTTTTCTCTGCCTATTGCATCTGATAATGGATCGGCGAAGTTGGGGATGAATCCGCGAGAGTTAAATAATTTTTTCAAACTATTTCTACCAAATGTTCCCTCAAATCCTTTACCCTTAAGAGCTTTTTTTTGCTTATCACTTCTGCTATCAAATGGCTCGTCGTTAATGTACATGGCATCACCTTTTCTAGTCAATACGCCCCCAAGAGCAGATGTCTTACTAGCAGTAGTTGCACCAGGAATAGTTGTATTTATATAATTTAAAATTTTCTTTGGAATACCACCTGATTTTGCTGCAGATAAATTATACTTTGCTTCAATAAGGTCTAAATTATCATTGCCCATGAACTCTGAAATATTCTTAGCGTTAGATCCTGTGAAATCAAAAGGGGCTTGACTATCTGCAACTTTTTTATTATCCAAAGATCCCCTAACTGCAGCCTCAAACAAACCCCCCAATACAGAACCTTCCATATGTGACTTTAAAACATTAATTCCAGCTTTACCAATTTTACCCCCAAACATATCCTTTCCAACGGCTTGAGAGAATTTATCAAAAGGGTTGCCAACATAGTGATAAAGCTTCTTTTCTAACTCACTTTCCCCTAAAACCCCCTGAATTCTTCCAACGTCCCCATCAGTTATTTCATAAACAGCCTTGGTTGGCAATTCTGCAACTACCCGAGATGTCCCACGATCAACTACATTTTTCTTCTTTAACGCTGCTTTAGCTTTCGGAGGTAGACTATTATATGTTTGACTATACTCTTGTCCTTTAGCGGCCCCCTCTGATCCAAAGCCCAATAACACCCCCATCGATTCTGTTTGTGCTTTAAACAACCTGTTTAAATTAATATCAGGTCCAGCTTTTTCCTTAGTTTTCGCTTTCGATTTCTTAAAATTCGGTATATATCCTCCTGCAGCATATGGATCGAATCCATGTATATCGCCAAATGCTTGTTGATAGTTTTTTCCAGCTTTGCTGGATTGTGGTGGCATGATTGCAGGTTGTTTAAAGCCTGCGAAATTTTTGACTGTTTCTGCGCTGTTGTATATGACTGGGCCTTCGCCAGGCATGTTCATTGTGCGAATACTTCCAGCGGCATATCCACCTTGTGCAGCTTGTGCACGTTCGGGATTTGCATAATTAGGAATGTGTCCACCAGCTTTTTTACCAACAGGCGTCAAATTTGCACCATATCCTTTTCGATACAATGTTCCAGCCATGCCAGCAGTCAATTTGTTTAATGAGCTAGCTTCCACAACCTGAGCTCTAAGCAACCCGAGTATGATTTTTTCTTTTTCGGTGCGACCAATATCGGTACGCAACATTTCTTTATTGAGTGCTGCATTTTGACCAAACAATGCAACCAAGCTTGTTTGTATGGCTTTTTGTTTTTGTTTTTCGGTTGTTACGCCGACTAACGAAGTCAAACTTTCTTTTGTAAACTTTAATGCTTGACCAAAGAGTTTAAAAAATACGCTTGCCAAGACCACAAGTCCTGGTCCAGTAATAACATTACCAATACCTTTCAGGAGACCTGTTGCGAATTTATTACCCATACCCTCTCCATCACCCAATACCCCACTCAGCCCTTCGGCAAGACTCTTGACAGCGTTGAGAATCTTTTCCATTCCTGGAGCAAGTGCAATTTCTCCAATTTGCGTACTAACTTGTTTGATGGCAAGTCCTGTTTCTGTGGCAACTGCAGACATTGTTTTGCGCAACTCTTCATTTTTTTGTATAGCTTCATCTGTAGCGCCAGCAGATATTCTAGTAGCCTCGGCCATGATACCATTTTGCTTAGCAGCATCACTCAAAACAGCTTTCAAAATATTGATGTGAAACAGTCCACCCATTGTTTGAGTAATCTGAGCTTTTTGCGCAGCGCTAAGAGTATCAAACGTATCGGCAAGATCGGTAAGTATGCGTTTTGCTCCAATAGTATTTCCCTCGAGATCGCGAACTGCGATTCCTAAATTTTCAAGTTGATTGAGCGTATCAGTTTTTCCTGTTTTTGTGAAAATTGTTTTCAAGGCATTACCAATAACCGCACCACCACGAGCAGTTTTTTGCTGAGCGGCAGTTACAATACCCACAAGTTCATCGATGCTCACACCAGCACTTTGAGCAGATTGACCAGTACGAGAAATAGCGTCCGCAAAATCTTGCGCGCTAACCGCAAACTTAACATCAACAGCAGCAAATTTACTAACTAATTGTGTAGTATCTTTGATTTGCGTACCGTATGTGTTCATTGCAGCAGTCAAAGATTTTACCGCTTCGGCAGAATCCATGCCAGTCAAACGAGTAAGAATCAAAGCGTCTCTGGTTCTTTTTAGAGACTCCTCAACACCCAAGCCCTGACGAGCATATTCTGTGGCAGCATCTGCAGCAACCTTGAATGCTGCACCAGTTTCTTTTGCTACTTTAAAAAGTCCATCACTAAATTTATCCAAGTTTTGAGCGCTCAAACCCATAACCACATTAACATCAGCCATGGCTTTCTCAACCTCAACAAGATTTTTAACCATACCCTTGAATGCATTAGCCACACCATTTATGATTGCCATACTCGCACCGAACGCAAGAATACGAGCATTCGCAGCTTCCATTGATTTGGCAAACTCATCAGCACCACGCTTCATGTTACCCAATGGCTGGGTGGCGCCCTTGTCATCAACCGTAATTTTAATTGGTTGACGACGAATTCTGTTTACAGCCGCTTGTACCGCCGCTTCAAGCGGTTTGGTATTACCATGTACATCAAGATCAATAGCCATATTTCCTTATTCCTTAGATAAGGTATTAATACACCAAAATTATGTCACACCATGCAATTTCATCAAATCTTCCATATTTAATGTTCCACCTTTTTTCTTTGCTTCTTCATGTAAATCAACTCCACCCTTTGATTTTTTGATTCCTAATTGTTCATAATCTTCACGTTTTGCGCCAACGATTGTACCACCATCTCCTTGAGAAAGTTTGTCTTTTACTTTGTCACGCTCTTCTTTTGAACTGCTACCAAATTCCAGCAATTTCGCGGGATCTTTTCTTATGTTCTCAGGTATATTTTCATTTGAGTCAAATATATTTTTAAACACTCTAGTATATACGATCAATCTTATTTGATTGTATGTCAATTCGCAAAATGGTTTTCCATAAAATTGTAGACTATCTTCTGCAAAGCTGAGATATGGATTGTAAAAATCTTCTAGTATTGTATATTGTATATTTTCTTC